GCCAAGGTAACTATGGTAAACTGATGGAGAAGTTGTTAAATGGATCTGAATGATAGAGTACGAGAGATTGAGGTTGAAATGGCTCAGCACGATGCGCAGTGTGAAGAGCGATGGAAGACTACGTTTAATCGGCTTCAGGATATTGAAGACGGCTTAAAGCAAATGGAAAGCCGTTTACTTGTAGGTGCAGGAAGTATGATAATCTTCCTCGCGGGTGTCATTGCGACGCTATTAATGAAATAGATGTCAATTGAATATGAATTTCAACCAAAGAGGAACAAATTTTTAAAAGACTTTATTTTTGCATGCTCTATAGGATTCAACATAGGGCTAGTGATTGGCTTACTACTGTTAGGCTTCTCGTAAGGAAACGCTATGATTTTTGAAAGAAAAGGAAACTGGTACGTAGAAGGTCGAGGACGACCCTACGCTTCTAAAAAAGAAGCAGAAGTAGCTGCGGGAGTATCCATTCCATTGCCTGAAGTAAAAGAGTACGCATCTATTGAGGAAGCGATTGAAGACTTAGACGACGAAGATGCCGTATAAGCGTAAGGGTCGTACAGTTTATGTAAAAAAAGCAGGAGCTTGGCGTAAAAAAGCAACTGCAAAAACCCTAACAAAAGCAAAGAGAATGTTATCCATTCTCCAGAGAGCAAAAGCTCGAAGGAAAAAGTAATGCCCGGACATTATGGACATGGAAAAAAGAAAAAGCCTATGAAAGGCAAGAAGCGCGGTGGAAAGAAAAAGAAGTCTATGGGACTCACGGCAAAGCAAAAGAAGCTGCCTATGGCACTTCAGCGCGCTATTCTAAAAAAGAAACGTGGCCGTTAGACGTAGAAAAACCGCAAAGAAAAGACCTGTTCCTACAAACAAAAAATTGTATGCACGGGTAAAGGCTGAAGCAAAACGTAAATTTAAAGTTTATCCTTCGGCCTATGCAAATGGGTGGCTAGTAAAAACTTACAAAAGCCGAGGCGGTAAATACCGCATGGGAAAATAAGATGGATTTAGTAATTGCATTTGTAGCTGGAGCTGCGTGTCACTGGGCTTGGAAGCGTTGGGGCCATAACGTACTGTAATGGCAAAACCTCAAGGCGGACTCACTAAGTGGTTCAAAGAAAAATGGGTAGATATTTCCCGTCCTAAAAAGGGCGGGGGATATATGCCTTGCGGTCGTAAGACTTCTAAAAAGGGAAAGTACCCTAAATGTGTTCCTGCCTCCAAAGCCGCTAGTATGACGAAAGCTCAGAAAAGATCTGCTATTCGTCGTAAAAGAGCAGCAGGTAATCCAGGAGGCAAGCCGACTATGGTAAAAACGTTTACCAAGCGAAAAGCGAGAATGAGACGTGGCGGCAAGAAGAAAAGGTAAAAAGAAAGACCCTCGGTTAGCACGTGCTAAAGTAAAAGGATATAACAAACCAAAGCGTACTCCGGGCCACCCGAAGAAGTCCCACATCGTCGTAGCAAAGGTAGGTGACAAAGTCAAAACGATTCGATTTGGGCAACAAGGCGCTAAAACAGCGGGTAAGCCAAAAGCAGGAGAGTCAGCAGCAATGAAGCGCAAGCGTGCATCTTTTAAAGCACGTCACGCGAAGAATATCGCAAAGGGCAAAATGAGCGCTGCTTATTGGGCCGATAAGGTGAAGTGGTAATGTTTGAGCGTCAAGTTGAAGAACTAAACTCAAGCTGGGCTTACAAGTATGATATTGATCAGTACGCAAAACGCGAACACTGGCAAATTATGAAAGACCACCCATACGTAGGGGACTGTGAAGATTATGCTCTTACGCTACTATACTTAATTAGTGGCAAGTCTATGTGGAAGTTTTGGTGGTATCTATGTACTGGAAAAGCACAGATTCGTAGAGTTACTACAAAGAATGGTGGAGGACACGCTGTTCTTCGTTTTGGAAAGCACTGGGCAGACAACTGGACTAAAAAGTTTGTCGAGTGGGAGGAAATGGAAAAGCTAGGGCACAAGAAGTATTACTGGTTCTATTTTCCTCAAGACGTGGCACTTAAACTTGCCGTGGCGAAGTGGAAAAAATAATGGGCGAAGATATTGAAAAAGCAGGGTACCATCCAGCAGATGTAAATGGTGATAATAAAGTTGACGACCAAGAAAAAGCCATGTATCTTGAGTTTAAGCGAAAGGAACTTGAAGATCAGGATGCCATGCGAGATGCGCAGCGAAAAATGACATGGTTTGCACTTGCAGGTATGCTACTCTATCCGGCTACAGTAATGACTACAGAAGTTATGGGACTTCATCAAGCTGCAGAAATACTAGGGTCAATGGCTTCAGTTTACTTTGTTTCCGTAGCTGGTATTGTAGCTGCATTTTTTGGTGCTCAAGCATGGTCTGGCAAAAAATAACACCATTACTGTTTTTAACAGGATGTGTTGCAATGTCGCCAAATCTTGAAATACATGAAGATTTGGTGACAGGGCAGGAGTACTACAGTTTTGAGCTCGGAGTGTCTTACCCAAAGAAAAAATTTATGACTCCGGAAGAGTGGATAGAGTATCATGAGTCTCCGGATAGCCAAAAGGAAGCACTATATGCTACTTATAAAGAGCGAGAAGAAATTGAAAAACGCTGGGAAAACTTTATTGAGAATTGTCTCCTGGCCGGTACGCTGGATTGCTAGTTTTTTCTTTAATGAGTGGGAAGTCACGATTTGGCTAGATCCACAAAAGAAAACACAATACAACTTTAAATGGCTTGATAAATGCGAGCCAAAACACTTAAAAGGAAGACTTGTATCTGGAGAACCTTTTGAGCTACGAACGCAAGAAGCGTTCAACTACCAGATTAAAAAGGTGAAGTAATGCTAGGAATGATTAAAATGCTTCCAATCGTGATACTTCTTGCAGGAGCAGGATACGCGTATCATACAACAGTGGTGAGCCAGAAAAATGCAGTAATCTCAAGGCTTGAAGCAAACGCAGTAACTCTTAAAGAGAATGCCATGCGACTCGAAACTGCATTTGAACGAGAGCAGGCAGCACGAGAACGGTCAGAGCAAAACTTACAGTCTCAACTAAAAGCAGTAGGAGACTTGACAGAAAAGAATAATGCTATGCAGCAGGAAATGGATGGATACTTATCTATTTTTAAACGTCACGATATGACTCGTCTTGCAAGAGCAAAACCTGGGTTAATTGAACCAAGGATTAACAAAGGAACACAAGCAGTATTTCGTTCTATTGAAGAGGCAAGCAAGGAGGTAGAAAATGCGGATTCTCAGTAGTGTTTTATTAATTTCATTACTAGCAGGTTGTTCTTATCTTCCAATGCGAGAGCCTTTACCAGCACCAGAACCAATTATTAAAACAGTAACAGAGTATAAGACTCTTGAGATATACCAACCTCCGTTACCAAAAGCAATTGATTTGCAAGATGTAGAGTTTTTTGTAATTACAGAAAAGAATTTTGAAGAGCAAGTAAAAAAGCTAGAAAAAATGCAAAGCGGTACTTACGTGCTGTTTGGTATTACGCCACAAGACTATGAAAACATGGCGTATAATTTACAAGAGCTGAAGAGATATATTGGTCAGCAAAAAGAAATTATTATTTATTATCGTCAAGCTACACAAGGCGATGAAGACACAGACTCTGAAGATTGGATTGAGCGAAATGAAGAAGTTCTTGACGATCAAAAACAGGACTAAATTATGGCTGTTCAAATTAGTCGAGCAGATGTATCTTGCGGAGAGATACTAGATTTACAATCTGAGACACGCTTCTTAAAGCTGCCTACAGACCCTTACCTGAGTCTGTTAGGCGTTACACCCTTACCTTCTCAGGTAGCAATCATAAATGCGATCAATAATCCTAAGTACAGATTTGTCTGTGCAGCAGTTTCAAGGCGGCAAGGCAAAACATATATCGCAAACATAATCGGGCAGCTTGTATCGTTAGTTCCCGGTTCCAACATTCTAATCATGTCCCCCAACTACTCGCTGTCTCAGATTTCTTTTGATTTACAAAGAAATCTAATCAAGCATTTTGACTTAGAGGTAGCGAAAGATAATGCAAAAGATAAAGTTATTGAGCTGACAAACGGCTCAACAGTTCGAATGGGTTCTGTAAACCAGGTTGATTCTTGTGTAGGTCGTAGCTACGACTTAATTATATTTGACGAGGCGGCGTTGGCAGACGGCAAAGATGCCTTTAATGTCGCACTTCGGCCTACTTTGGATAAAGATAACTCAAAAGCTATTTTTATCTCTACTCCTCGAGGCAGGAACAACTGGTTTGCAGAATTTTTTGACAGAGGATTTAATGATGAGTTTCCAGAGTGGTGCTCGATACGAGCTACTTATAAAGATAATCCGCGTATGTCTGAGTTGGATATACAAGAAGCTAAAAAATCTATGTCCGATGCAGAATTTAG